CTATCATGCCCTACGGAGGGTACGAACAACGAGCTTCCCTATGCCCGACGGAGGTCAATGAGGCTATTACTGTTAATAAAACTTAATAATCAATACTAGTCGGGGCTTAAAGTCAAGGAGCTGGGTAGATTATCACCTATCGATAGGAAAATATCAGCTGGGAGGCTATAGTAATACCCTAACAGAACTAGACAGGATTCTCCCTTTCCGCTTCGTGGCCCGAGATCTAGATGCCGTGCTTGGGTTCTGTGAATAACGGCATAGGAGGTGTAAAGTGGCTGGTTACAGCGATGATAACCACGTTGCTCGTGATTACATTGCCAAGAACTGTAGCTTACTATGGAAATACTACTGTAACAATGAGAAGAACAATAACGGCGAGTTTGGACTAACTGACTTTACCTTCTACTGTAAGTATATAGCCCCTAATGAGACATCTTATGGATACTTCAAGAGTGGAGTCATTAACAGAGTGACTCGTGAATGGCGGTTCAGCTGGGATCACACCAGCCTGATTGCGTCACTAATAGCCAGCGAGAAGTACTTGCTGGAACTAATCGATGAGCAGGGGCTAAGGCTCCATAAGGAGGCTGTATGAGGAAGATCAGTGCGGTATTGCCTGGTATGGACGCTAATGCTGCTGAGAATATGATCAGCGGCGGCAAGCTGGCAATGACATTGCTTAACTACTTTGAGCTTAACCCAGAACTTCTGTACAAACTGTATCCAAATAAGCATAAATTTGATGAGGCTGAGGAGGAGTTCGGACTGAGCCAAGATGAGATCAAGCATCAGTTTGTTACTGCTAACCGCCGAGCATTGATGGTTGTAAGTTATATTTTTAAGTACATCGCCAATCAAGTAATTGACGAATATGATGTGCCAGAAAAGCACTTTGAGTTCACTATTGAGAATAAACTTATGATGAAAGACATTGACGAGAGCGAACCAATGGATAAGCTGGACGAATCAGAAGTATTCGATGAGCTTCATAGGATCTTAGGAGGGTTGAACTAATGGGTTACGACATTGAATCAGTAGATGGAAACCGAGAGAAAGCAGCAGCATTTGCTAAGAAATATGAATATACTTATCTATTTGATGAGACAACCGGAGAGTACACGGGCTCAGATACGATCTATTTCAGGGCCAATATCTGGGGTATGTCAATGATCCGAATGGTTCTTCAATACATTGTTGAGATGAACAATGGCGACTACCCGGAAGAGTTTGCCAAAGCTACTATGGACAATAGCGGCAATCAGTGTACTCCCGATGGCATCAAGGAATACCTAGCACACATCAGTATGTTCACCGGCCTGTACCCAGAGCTGTATGAAAACACAACTGATTTGTTCAACGATATCCGAGAGTCCATTAAGCCAGTAGTAGCAAAGTGGGTCAATGACCAGCCATCACATACTACTCTACAAAATATCACTGTCGATGATGAAGTTCAATGGAATACTAATCTAGTTGTAGAATTCCTAGAATTCAGTGACATTTGCCTAACGCTCGATGGCTATCGAGTATACTAATGGGCGCAACTAAGCGCTCATTAGCAACCGATGATATGCCCAACGGGGCAGGAGGATCTATGGAACACACGTGGAAAGCGTACGAGCTAACGGTAATTCGTACCTGGTCTGACAAAGTAGGGCCAAGGATTGAATCACCAGCTAGTGCTCACAAATACTTTAAAGACATAGCACAAGATTATACCCAAGAGGCACTATGGGTACTAGGAGTTGATGGACGCAATAACATCATTGGTATCACTCAGGTGTTCAAGGGTACAGCAACAGGCACATCAGTATCTATTGCTGATCTGTTGCGACCACCTTTGCTAACCGGCGCAGTAGGATTCATTATGGTACATAATCACCCATCAGGTGACGCAGAGCCATCTGATCAGGACGTTAATCTAACTGAAGAAGTATTGCGCGCTTGTAGTTATCATGACCTTACATTGCTAGATCATCTAGTAATTGGCGACAACAACTTTGTGAGCATTCGTTCACAAAAGCCAAACATCTGGGCAATGTTACAGAAGGAGGACGCTCATGGGTTTTAACAAGGACAGAGCAATCGAGCTTCAGAAAGACGCAGTATTAGATTGGCATCTTACCAATAATTTGTATCCACCAATCAACGAACCAGGCTTTCACGAGTTTGCTAAACAGGCGATTGGTATGGTCTCATCAGGGGCCGGTGATGATGTTGTTGAAATTAAGTTTGCCGGAGAGATGAAGAATCTTACAGACAATAAGACAGGGTTAAAGGTTACAGCCATTGAAATCGTAGACAATTGGAGGCTTCATGACTTCATCGGTTCGGAAGAGAATGAGTCGGGTGATACCGGACTCTCTAGCTAACTGGGAAATCAGCGTCACTATGGACAGCATTGTCTATAGCTGGCACGGTGGCCCATATATAGAAGTTATTATCAATGGACAAGCAGTCGACGTCATTAACGTATGGGATTACCAATATGGTAAGACCACGGTACGAACAGTCAACCAGCTGATTGGGCGTATACGTCAGTATGTGCTGGCACATCAGGAGGCCATAGATGAGCGATGATGTAGTTCTAATACCAGATCTAGTCTGTGAGAAATCTGGACGACATAAGGTAGTCGTTAGAGTCTACGAACTAGAGCTGGAACCAGTCTACAAGGGTTCTAGGTGGCTAGTGCTCAACGGAGATTTGACTGAACTTGGCAACAAGATCAAGCCAAATGAGTTTGGCACAGAGAGTCAGTTAACAGTAACTAGTAGCTGTTGTAGAAAAGCTGCGGCAGCAACTGGAATCAAGAATATAGAGGAGGACGTATGAGTGGTGAAATTAGTAGCAGAGTTAAGGCTATGCTTGAAGAGATCACTAAGATCGAAGAACTTGTTAGAAGTCAGACTTGGGAGATTGAGAATCAAGATCTTCCTAACGTAGAAGAAATGAATGACACCATTGGTGAGGCAGTAAGATCACTAGAAGATATTACCCTATCGGGTGATGTTGATCGTGTCAGCACCAGTGATATGGAAGAAATCTCTGAGCGAACAGCTGAACTTAAAGATAAGATAACTGAAATCATTGATGAACTAGCTAACAATCCAACCGGCCCAACTAAAGTAACTATGCTTAATGGATACAATATGTTGTCCAGGACAACGACTTATCTTAACTCAACTGTAGTCAATGGTGTCAATACTGTAGCAGCAAACATTCTATTCTCATCAGCACCCCATAATGGTACATTCAATGAATTCTATTTAATGCTCTGTACATTGGAACAGCAACTAATCGAGTTGTTTGAGAAGATGAACCTGTTGGCAGCGGAGAATGAGATCCACGATCTCACTGATTACGTTGTAACAGTCAAGCTAGAAAGCAAGCGCGATCTAGCAAAGCATAAGCGAAACTATGAGATGGAGGAGAACAACAATGGCAACTAAGAAAGTAGATAACAAGTGTGGTGCGCCTAAGCTTAAGGAACTCCCATCTGAGTTCGTCGAGCAGGTAAGCGCATCAGTTGGATCCGGTAGCATCATTGCTCTTCTATTGAGAGCTTCATTGCCTGAGTTGGCCAAGCAGGTCACTAAGGGCAACGGCTACAACAGAAGCGTCAATGAGGCAATCAAGGCATTGAACGTTGCTACCTCACTGAACATCAAGGCAGACGATATCACAGAGAACTGGGACGGGTACCACGGTACTCGAGCATTCCTCAGTGATGCTGGATTGCTTCGCGAGTGGCGCGCAATCAGGCCTGGAACTGACTATACAGAGAGCTTCTCAACCAGTGAGTTGTATGAAGACACAGTAGCTGAAGTACATATTGTGTTTACTAAGAAGCTCAAAGACAAGAAGTTCCTTGCTTCCAAGGGCGTTAAGTAATGATCAGCGGCGAAAGCCGCATTGGTAGGGTGTTGCTAGCAGCGAGTAGGTCTTATGACCCAAAGCTGCTAGCACAGCCTCTGATCAGGCGGCTCAATCAGATCATACTAGAAGTTGACACACCAGAAGCCCGACTAGATTTCTTACACTCAGCAAGCTGGTACTTTGAATTTAATCAAATGATTTACCAATCAACAAAACACTATGACTTAAAGCATCAATCATCAGCCATTGCGGCAGTCGCAGCAGTGTCACCCGGGGCTTCACCAGAGACTAACATCAAGGTTATTAGAGCTATACTAGAAAACAAATACAATGGCACCCCATTGCCTGCTTTACAGGCGTACCCAGCAAATATCAAAACTGCCTATAAGATTCTAGAAAATGGCGATGTTCGGTTACTAACCGGCCAAAAAGTAAGAGACTTCTACTACTCCATCATTAGTGAAGGAGAAACTGATCGATGTCCTATTGACAGGTGGGCCGCAAGAGAATTCCCACCATACAATAAGAAAATTAAGTCAGGCAATAAGAAAGTTTGGAAAGAAGTAGATCTAAATGTAACCAGCTACAAAAAGTATCAGGCAAAGTTCCAAAAAGCAGCTGATGACCTAGGTCTATATGCTGCCGAATTACAAGCGATCCTATGGGTCGCAAGGAGGAATGATGGCAACAGAGCATAACTTCTGGGAAGACAGCAAGCTTCGTGATCTTCTTATTAAACTGCTAAGAGACAGTGAGAAAGCACGAGACTTCCTCGATGGCGATGGGCATAGTATCTACGATGGTACTTTCCTAATCGCCGCAGGGTATCCAGAATCCTTCATCAAGAAATATGAAAGCACTCTAACGTCTGACTACTCGTCAGGCAAAACTACAATCTTTGACAATCAGGGAAATATGGTTGACTCAATGACTGGCATAGCAGCTCTTACCTTTCATTACGCAGTAGCTAGTGCTCTATGGCTAGAAGGTGGAGTCGACTATGACGACACCATTATGGGCAGAGGAACACAAGCTAGAGAGCTTTCTAAGGCTATTATGAAGGCTATTGGTATGCCAGGGGCTCAACCAGCCGTAAAAGTAATTTAAATATTAGTTAAACAAAAACTCCTCACCAGCTGCTAATAGCGGCTGGTGAGGAGATTAATTAACCGGCCAGTAAACGCGCCCCCTATGCCCGACGGAGGGCGCCTCGTGCCCGACGGGGGTCGAGCCTACGGTACTATCACGCCATGCCCGACGGGGGGAAAAAATATTACTCCTGGCAAGCTACGATCCTCCGGGCGACCCACTCGGCAACGCTAGACACGACCCCGTTTCCGCAGCAGGTGTACCTTTTTGTGTCCAACCCATCGGTAGAATCGTCGTAGAGGCCTATTTCCGCCCCGTAGAGCGGCGTTTCCCCCGCCACTGGGGGCTGACTGTCCACCCGTCCGGCCACCCCATCAGACGCTCGCATTCCACTGGCGTCATCCTCCGTGCCCAAGATGAGGTGCCCCCCTGCGGCGTCCTCGGCCCCGATACGCCATCCTGATTTGCTTGCGTTGAGATTTGAGACAGTACGTCGGTCAACATGGGCGGCAGCTTCTGCCCTTGCTTCCTCTTGAGCGTCCTGCGCAGTATGCCTGCAGCCGCCTTCGCACTCAAAAAGTACTTCGCCGGCACGGTCTGATCCAAGACTTGCCACAATGAAGACACGACGGCGTCTTTGGGGGACTCCGAAGTATTGCGCGTCCAGCACTCTCCACGCCACGCCATACCCGAGTTCTTCCATTTCACTAATGAGCCTGGCGAAGTCACGTCCGCCAGACGAATGGAGTAGGCCTGGGACGTTTTCCAGCACCAGCCAGGCAGGTCTGTAGAGTTCCACAAGGTCAAGGTAGGTGAAGGCGAGGACGGATCGCTCTCCTTCAAATCCCCTTCTGGCACCAGCTGCGCTGAGGTCTTGGCATGGGAATCCTCCGGAGAAGATGTCAGCATGCTGCCACTTGCTACAGCCGGAGGTCCCGCACTGATCGTCAGTGTGTCCGCCACGTCGTTGAACTTCGTTGGTTGTCTGCTGTACCTGCTTGGAAAGCTCACTATCTGCGAGAGCGACGATGTCTCCGAGGTTCGGTACTCCTGGCCAGTTTCTGGCGAGGACTTCGCTCTGATACGGCTCAATTTCGCTGAAGCTGACTGTTTTGATTCCTGCTCTTTCAAATCCAAGATCCATCCCTCCTACCCCTGAGAAGAACGATGCGTTGGTTAGCGTCCGCCACGGTTCGTGTCGTAGTTCACCGTTACCCATATCACACCCCTACTCAGCTTTCCGCCTAGCGCAATGAATGCTGCCGGGGAGAGGTCCATGTACTCTCCCGTTCGGCTGCACAGACAGTCGCGTACAACGACCGTCACGCACTTGCCATTGTAGCACACGTTTGCCTTGTACGGTTTGTCGCCCCACCTGAACCCTGGAACTGCCGCGTACATAACCTTCTCGCCCTTGCTGTATGGGTTGCACGTGTTCCTGTACCCCTGGTAGCAGTACTTCTGGCTGTGTGGGTGCGTGTTGCCGTACCACGTCGCCCTAACCCTCTCGTGGTACCCGCTAGGCTGGGTCACAAAGAGAGTCAGGGAGAGTAGTAGCGAAATCAATTTGCCAGCTTTTTAGAGTCCTTCTCCGCCTGAGAGAACTCGCTAGGGTATTCCTTCTTGAGGTAATGCTTGACGTTTTCCATCGCGCCAGTAGCCCCATCTCGCACGCCACGAGTGTACGCCTGCTGCAGGGCCTTGCTAACCTCCTTCATGGAGTGCTCGCAGATCCCCACCTCGCATGGGCAGTCGACCTCAATGTTTACCCTCAGAGTGTCGTTGCTTTCCTGTGTAACCTTCGCGCTCATATTACGCCCCCTTAAATGTAGCTGTCGTCCGGTTGAACATCAACTCGGTCCGACCCGTTGGTCCGTTGCGGTGCTTGGCAATCTTACAGTGAACGGTCTCAATGGCAACGTCTAGAGATACATCTGTGGACCTCCAGAGCATGATTACCACGTCTGCGTCCTGCTCAATGGCACCTGAGTCTCGCAAGTCTGAGAGCCTTGGCTCGTTGTTCTCGCGGTACTCGGATGACCGGCTGAGCTGGCTCAGTGCGATCACTGGGATGTCTAGCTCCCTTGCTAGCGCCTTCAGCCCTCGGCTGATCTCTGCCACGTCATAGACGCGGTTGCTGTCCTTGTTGCCCCTGTCTGGAGACATGAGCTGCAGGTAGTCAACGACCACCAAGTCTAGTCCATGCTCCTTCTGCAGGCGTCGGCACTTGGCCTTCATCTCACCAGGAGATGCGACAGGTGCGTCCTCTACAAAGATCTTGCTCTTCTTGATCCTGTCCGAGGCCGTCATGACCTCAGTCAGCTCCTCCAGGTCAAGCTTGCCGTGTCGAATGTCGTGCAATGCGATGCCAGACACCGACGACAGAAGCCTGCTGCCAATCTGCTCACGGCTCATCTCTAGCGAGAAGATCGCGATAGACTTGGAGTTCCTGAACGCAGCATTGGCTGCCATCGTCGTAGCTAGTGCGGTCTTACCCACGCTAGGGCGAGCTGCAATGATGACTAGGTCACCCTTCTGCCAACCGCCAACGATGGTATCAATACCCGCAATTCCGGAAGCTACCCCAGACGCCCCGCCTGCCTGCATAACGGCTAGCCTGTCCATGGTCTCGGTCATCACCGAATCCATTGACGAGAACCGGCCCTTGATACGGCTGCGGCTGATTGACATGACGCTGCGCTCGGCCTCTGCCAGTGCCTCGTCCGCCGTCTTGGATGTCCTTGAGGCATCGGCAATGTGCGCCGCTGCTTGGTGGACATCCCTACGGATGGAGTTGTCAACGACGATGTCAATGTACGCCTCATAGTTGTAGCTAGTTGGCGTATCTGAGACGACCTCAGCGATAGCTAATGCGCCTCCGGCATCAGCAAGCTTGCCGTCGTTGTTGAGCCTGTCAGCTAGCGTAACGATGTCAATCGTCATGCCGTTAGAGAGAAGTGACTTAATACCATTGAACATAGTTCGGCATTGCATGTCGTCAAAGTCCTGCGCCGAGATTCTCTCGGCAACCATACCCGCAATGTCTCCAGAGATCAGACACGCCCCGATCAGGGCCCTCTCTGCCTCCCTGTTGGTTCTGGTCATTAAAACACTTCCTTGGTGTGGTACGCCTCTTTAGCGGCTACCAGAACCTCTTGCAGGCTCTCTACCCCAATGTTCTCCTGCCGGCCCTGCTCGTCAATGCTCGCTGCGCATTCGTCGCATAGTCCGCGATCAATCTCAAATCCCTCAATGAAGCTCATCTCGCACTCATCGCATCGATACACCTTGTTGCCGTATGGATCCTCAGACATCTTCTTCCTCCTTCTTGATTCGCTCCCACATGAAGCATGGCTTCATCTTACCAGCATCTATGCGCTTGCGGTATTTGCCGCAGATCGGACAGCTGCCGTCGTTAACGTAATCCCCCCTACTAAGCTTCTCCTCCGTTGTCTCCTTTGCTTTCGCCATGTAGCGCCTCCTCTAGTGGGATCTCTACCTCTGGCCTGGGAAACCCGGTCAGTAAGTAGTAGTCAATCCCATGCTTCTTGCAGTACGCCCGGAGTGATACCCCCGCCTTCTTCGCGTCTGCTACAAAGAAGTATAGCACATCCTTGTCTGGCTTTGTCAAGCGCTCTCTAAAGGTCATACAGGTCACCAATCAATCTTCGGCAGGTCGGGTAGTCCCGGTGAGCTGCCCACATGGAGATCTTGTACGACTCTCCGTCAAGGTACTTATCTACCAGCATTAAGTACTGGTTAGCCCACTCGCGGCTATGCGTGCCAGGCGTGCAAACGTGCGCCAGCTCGTGGAGGATGGTGTCCTTGTCGTAAGGGCTCGTGCACAGCATGAACTCTTCACCATCGGCCTCCCCCAGTGGGCACTTGTTCTTCTTTGTACTATCATGGAAGTGGATGAGGACACGCTTTACCGCTATGTCCTCCGCAGCAAAGACCTCTTTCATCCATTCGATAGACTCGCCCCAGAAGGTCTTCACCTTCTGGGGCGTGCCGGCAGAGAAGGAAAACTTAACGCTTGCTCTTTTGCTTTGACGCCCAGACATTGTTTACCTCCCGTAGCTTCTTCTCTGCCTCATCGTGTGTGAATACTTCAGGTCCCTGACCTAGGCTAAAGACCTCTCCCTGCTTGGCAGTATACCACACCCTAGCTTTCCATCCAGATTGACCGTAGAACAGTATGGCACGGGTACGCCCATTTGGCCAAACCATCCCCTTTAGGTCAACGAAGTTCATCTACCGTAAGATTTTCATCAATCATTTCGTCAAGAGCTGCCCACTTCTTAGGTGGAACGCCACGGCTGACGAATGACCACTTCCCCTCGCCCAGGGCAATCAGGATTAGCGCGTAATTCGCGATGTCAACCAACGCGTCACGTACGCCTTCGTTGAACCAGCCGTCTCCGACTTTAGCTTTTCCATCCACGATAGATCCATTGAGTGACGTGGCCACTCGCGAGCACTTGTCTTCCGCGAGACGAGAGAATACCCCGTATGGGCCGAGGGCTTCAATGTTCCCCGGTCCGTAGCCAGCTTGCCGTTGTACCATGACCGCGTGGGCTTCCATCGAGAGGTCATGAAAGTATTCAATAAACGCTTTTGGGACATCTTTATTCTCCTTCTTCATTCTCAATCTCCTCCATAATTTTCTCTGCCAACTCCTGCGTAGCTACCTGCGTAACTAGGATGACTTTCTCATCGCACTTCGCACAGATAGCTACGCGAACGGAGTATGGACCAGCGAGCTTAGCGCCTGCTCGGTGCGGACTAATCTTTAGACCACCGCACTTCGGGCACCCAAGTCCGTGTTTCACTTGCGCTTATCCAGCAGTGCGAACGTCAGGAGAGATGCCCCAAGCGCCGCTGCGATGTTCGCAGTGGTGCCCAGAACAACCGCCCCGAGTCCGATAGATGGGACAAACGTGTCCCGGAACCTAGGGTGCGCTACCGCATCCCTTGCAGCTGAACTTATGTTCTTAAGGAACGCGACTTGCTGTCGCTCCTCGTCAGGCGTCGTCGCCATCTTCAAGCTCCACCAGCTTCAATGCAACACCGGCCGACAATTGAAGCACATTGTCAAACGGGATCTGGACCTCACTGCGCTTGTCCTCAGGGACAGAATCCAGATACTTGTCAACGAACGTAGCCACTACGATGCCAAACGCGACGTTCCATCGCGCAGACAGAAGGGCAATGTTACCCTTGCGGCTCTTCTTCTGTGGTACTGCCATATGCCTTCTCCTTCACCACTAACCAATCCCGCTCATCCATGATCACCATGACACGCCTCTGGGTGCCAGGCCCAGGAGCGTCCCCGATCACGAGGTAGGGGATTTCCCCAGCCTTCACAATAATCTTCTCAATCCATCCCCAGTACTTGTTGGAGAACATAGTCCCAACCTTAGTCTGGATCTTGAACTTACCGTCAACCGTCACGTCGTCTGGGCCACCGTACATGCCGGTGCGTCGACCTCCGTGCTTCTTAGCCGTCTCCCGCTCAAAGGCATTACCCCTTGAGCGGTTGAGGCGACCCATACGAGACTTGTCAATCATCCTCGTCCTCCACTACAGCTATCGGTGACCCTTCACCAACGCCAGCTGAGAAGATCCCAGCCCAGAACTGCTTCTCGCCTTCCTCCTCAAGGGTCTTAACCTCGTCGTCAGCCAGTCCACCGGAGTGGGCTGAGATGAACGAAATTGACTTCTGGCGATACGCCTCCATAAACATCTCTTTGCTGTAGATCGCGACCTTCCTCGGTCGGCCATCTGCCTGGTACTGAATACCAATGGCAGCAAGGCCAGCCGAGATTTCGTCTACAAGCTTTGTTTCGTCGGTCACGAGCGCTTCTTAAGCGGTCCCCAAATCAGTGGGCTTGCCTCGTTAGCAAGAAGGCTGTACCCCTTAGGGTTGCCCTCCTTGTCAGCTCGCTCCTCAAGCTTGCCAATGACGTGCAGGTGCTGTCGTGGATCGTTTGTCTCTCGGTTTACCGTACTATCATAAATCTTCTGGATGTGGGCGGCCAAGTCCTCATCAAAGACGAGAACAGTGACGCGCTCATATCGGTTTGGAGCTGTTGACTTGTCTCGCGTGGCCTTGTCCGCAGAAAGGAATGCGTCGTATGCAAACGACTGCAAGCTTCCGAAGAACTTCCACACGTCTCGACCAGCCTTGGTCAGCTCCTTCACTGGAGCAATCTTGTCTGTTAGCCAAAGATCAATCCTATCCATTAGAAACCCCACTCTCCGTCAGCCTTCTTTGACTGACCTTCCATCGGTTGAACCGTGTCCTTGAAGATCTCCTTAGCTGCCTTTGAGATTGCAGCGTCAGCAGTATCGTTCTCAGGATCATCTCCGGTTGGGATAAGGAACGTCGTCAGGAGCGCATACTTAAGAGCCCCTGTGGTCGCCTTGTACACGTGCTTGTCGCCTGAGTCGGCGCCAGAGCCAAGGGAGAAGATCGTGAGCTTCTCACCTGTCTCGCCGTCAACCAAGACCCACGAGTACTTGAACGTGAAGACCTTCTGCTTGCCGGATGGCGACATCTCCTCGCTAATCTTCTCAATGTCACCAGGAAGGATCGCCACACCCTTCGCGGAAAGCTTCTCGCGGATGGCGTCGGCCACCTGCGATGCCAGCACGTACTTGTAGTTCTGGGCGCTGTTCGTACCGCCCTTGGAAATGTAGCCGATCTCTCCCATGATCTCGGCCAGCTTCCCTGCCAATGTCTTACTCGCCATTTTCCCCTCCTCTGCACTTCGTCAGGAACGGGCAGTACCCACATGGGAACAGCCAGTTTCCTGTCTTCTTAGACCGATACTTCTCCTCCGGTAGCTTCCACGGCGGAGTATCCTTGAACCGATCACTGTTCAGGATCTTCAAGATGCGCAGTGACTTGTCTAGCCACTTCTCGTCCACGATAAACTCTTCAGTGACTAGGTCGCTCGCTCGAATGTACACTAGCCGCGCTGAGTACTTATGACCGCGCATCCTGGTCAAGCTCTCTGCGTAGATAGCCGCCTGAATCTGGTGCTCTGGCTTCGGAATGAACTTCCAGGCGGAGTCCTTCACCGACTTGTACTCAATCAGCTCGTGCTGACCGTCCTTCCATTGTACCACACCATCGGCGTTTCCTGCAAATCTAAGCTCCGGAATTGACACCGGCACCTCTTCCTCGTAGGAGATCAGGTGCTCAGAGTTCCGAAGCCTTCGGTTGAAGGAATCGTTGATAATGTGACCACGCTCAAAAATACGAAAGACCTCGTCGCCGCGGTCGTCCGTAGGGGTCTCGCCATTGGCGTAGTACCACTGCTGCCTGAGGCAGCTACCCAAGAGAGAGCCTCGCCACTTATCAGATGGCGGACGATCTGTCCTTGAGCTACGGAGTCCCTCGTCAAAGAGGTCTCCAATCATCTTGTTAACCATACCCCTCCTATGCCCCACCAAATAAGTCCCCCAGGCCGGAGGGGCGCCGGCCTGGGGAAGAACTTAACCGTTCAGGATGGAGTCTACTATAGCCTCCCAGTTATTGTCAAATCGGATAGCCCTATCGTCAACGTAGGCCTTGGCTACTGGCTTACCAGCTCCCACCCAGATCTCGTTATAAGGCACTCCCCACTCGTCAAGACGCTTGCGCATCTCGTCTACCCGCTCTGCCCTGTCATCAAATTTCTCCCATGCCCTGGCAGAGTGAATAATGATCTTGTAACCATTAGCTCGCAACCTATCAAGCGCCTCTATGACGCCCAATGCGGGGACGGTTGTTCCGAACACGCGTACTGCGATGGTGTCATCGTAGTCTACGCAAACGTTACGTGCGCCTTCCAGGTCTGCGTTGATCATCGATGGATGCTGCTCAGGAGCGGCTTCATCTTGGCGAATACGTCTCGCAAGACAAGCACGTCCGCTTCGCAGTGCTCAACGATTGTACGGAAGGCCTGCTTGCCCTCCTTGGTGTGACGTCGCTCGGCTTCCTGCCACAGGCGAACGTCAAGAGGCGTCTTGCTATTGTTGGTGCGGAAATACTTGGAGATGTTCTCCAAGCTGCGTCGCCCGGCACGCATGTGTCGTCCTGTCGCGTACCACATCAGGTCAATATGCATCTGCGTTCCGATTGGCCGCTGGCCAGTCTCAAGCAGTCGCGCATTGATGATCGGAAGGTCAAACATCTTTGAGTTCCAACCGACCAGGATATCGTACTGTGCCAGCTCGTCGGCGATAGCCTTAACAAGCTTGCTGTCGTCCATCCATGTCTTACCCTTGTGTGTCTCTAGCGAAAGGGTCTTAACGTTACCGTGCTCATCTGCAACGCTCATGCAGAAGATCGTAGTCCACGACGAATACGTGGTCTCGAGGTCGTAGAATGCCATCCGGAAGCCGGCGTAGTCACCCTTCGGCACTGACTTAACCACCTGTACGTCCTTAGGTGCCTCTGGGTGCGTTGCTGCGTAACGCTTATGCAGCTTCTGCGCCTGGTCCTTACTGATGTCTAACTGGGTAGCGATCTCCTGAAAGGAGAGCCCCTTTTCCTTGAGCACAGCAATGCGCTCAATCGCTCCATCGTTTGCCATCTTTTCCTCCATACCTTGCAGAGGGAAGTCCCCTCCTACCCGCAATTATACCACAGAACGCTATCCTCTGCCGAATTCGCTCGTCTTCACCAGGTCCAGTGTTACACGTTCCGATCCGTCGGCTGGCAGCTCAAACCGCACCCCGCCGACAATGTAGGTGTCGGCGATAAAGTCTGGGCTGAATGTGTTGGTGTAGTTGACATTCTGCCTTCTCACTGCAATGCGCACAATGTCCCCAAGGTAGAAGTCTTCAAAAGGCCTGACGCTGTCCGGGGCCAGCTGAACGCTAACCATGGACACGTTAAGGATGTCGCTTGACTTGATTACCTGTGACTGCGCGTACTTCTCAAGCTCTGCAGCATCTGCAAAGTTTGCCTGAGTTGAAAGGATTGGAGCATACCCGTACTCCTGGATTGAGGAATCGTTCTCGGCTAGCTTGCCCTGAGACCTAGACCCGCCAGAGCTGGTCGTTGATCCCGTTAGGAATGCGGTTGATGGAACCACCCTAACAGAGTTCCTTAGGTCCTTGCCGTTGCGTCGGTATCTAAACTGGTCAACAATCCCAGGGTAGTCAAGTACGAACACCGGCTCGTCCTGAGAGAGCGCTGGGGATACGTACACCTTAGTGCCTGGAGCGGCTGATCCTCGAACGCCAACAAAGTTGAATACTGACCTCCAAGGGATCTTGATGTCGTCAACTACGTCCCATCTAGCTGATGAGTCTGGCGTCAGTAGGTTGGCGGCCATCTCCTTGTCGCACATGCTGCGTAGGTAGGACAGGATTGATTCACCTGAGGTAAAGTACCTAATCAGTTCTGAGTTCCATGACTGCCCGGATGCCAGTGCGTATGTAAGCCACCCAAACCGGCTGAATGATCCACCCTGAGACACCACGTACGGGATCTGTTTGTCAAAGATGTTCTGGAGCGTCTTCTTCTCTAGGCCCATGACCACCGTCTGCGAAGACGACGTGCTTGCGCTGATACCGTTAACGTCATGCGTCATGACGCTGCCGTAGTCTGGGCTAGTTGAAGAGGTTTGAGGAGATACGTTAACAAGCTCAGCCGTAGTGTAGGCAGCAAACGTATAGGACACACCGCTGGTAAGGCAGTTGATCTCGTAGGAGTTAGTGATGTTGTGGGCTGTGCCAGTGAAGTTTCCGTATACCCCCCCTACTGTGCTTAGCGTCGGGGCAGTAGCGGCAGGTGCGATTACCTCAGCATCAACCGCGTCGTGCTGCCTAAGCTTGAGACTCCACTTTATAACGGCAGGGGTCTCAGGTTGGCCAATCTCAGCATAGGAATCCGGCCATACGTTGAAGGTGCATACCTCGTCACCAGGGCTAGCAATAATGCTTACACGAATCCTATTGATGTTGAACCTGTTGGGGATGTAGACGTCTTCCTTGCTGTCGTAGAGCTTCTCGTCGGCGTTGATTGCAGATCGCTCAATATATGTGTACCCGGTAAGGGTGTAATAACCATTGACCTCGTCGTAAGACATGTCAATCTTGTTGGCCTCACCAGCCTCATTCTTAGAGTAGACGGCAATCTCGTTGCCAGAGCTTCGGGCTGTGCTGTTTGAAGTTCTCTCTTTCAGGAAAGACTTAGTGGCTGCCGGCCCGTGCGACAAACCGTTGGCGTTGATGTTATTTGCCGTGCTCACAGGGTATGTGTAGACAAGAGAAAGCTTTGGTCGATACGAAGCGCTAGCTGCCGTGCTGTAGATTGTAAAGTTGTCTGTCACCCCGGTCTCGTTTGTGTTGTACATCAGGATGCCGTTGTTGTTGGCTGCGCTTGCCTTCCAGTAGTTTACTATGCTTGAGATTGCAAATGTGTGTGTTGAGTTGTGCGTTGCCGCAATGCCAGTATAGGTAACGTCAGTAAGTCCGCCAGAAGTAGACGAGCTGGCGCTTGCCCAGTCACAGTTAGCGCTGCTTGAGTTACCCCAGGAGCCCTCTGATCCGGTAGAGCTATCGGTTGTCCAGTCAATACCTGAGGCGTTAACCAGCAAGTCTCCCGGAGAGCTGTCAGTTACAGAGTGGTCGGCTGACGTATTGCTCTGGGTTAAGATTAGGTTTGCGGTTGTTACGGTTGCTGCGGAAGTAAGTGTAGATGGCAAGGTAAACTTTACGAGTCCCCTGGAGGTGTATCTCTTAAAGTAGCAATACCCGGTGCTTGATATTGGCGAGGATACAGTTCCAACATTTGAACCACTGGTTGTGGTAAATGTGATTGAACCACTGGTTGTTGATCCTGCCGCAGGGAACCTTCCAGTAAGGGTCCTGAGACCATTAATTCTACTTGAGGATGTCCCGCTAAGGTATACTACATCACCAACATCCAGGAGCGAAAAGGTGTTCCCAGTAATGAACACCGACGCAGCGGTTGATACAATGTAATAGTTGCTCACGTTAAATGACTGAGGAAACGCCCCGATAACCATGTGCTGCTCTGTGTCGTTTGAGTTCCAGTCAGATGTGGTGTTATACAGGGTTGAGGCAGATCGAGTTGCAGTCAGGGTGGTAGTGACCGTCTCGGTGGTACTGGCTGGCTCTGGGCGCCTAATAGCGTCTTCAGAGCCAGACTCTGGCCCCACCAGTTTGGTGAAGTGCATGCTTAGCATGGTCATGTAGTCCATGCCCTCGTAGACAATCTCGTCGTTGGTGGCGTCGTACGTGGTCAGTAGACCGGCCCCAATCAAGACCCAGTTACCAGCGCTCAGCCTCTCAACCTTGTAGTGTCGCTTAAGGGGTACAAGCTCTGGGACAAGGGGATGGTTAATCGGCAGGGTCCAGAAGGCGCTGCCAACGTCGTTAGCGTATACCTCAGAGCCGACGTTCTTTGCGTCGTAGATGACGCACCTCTCGTTGCCAACGCCCCTGTTAGCGCCGATATCAAAGATGCGGATTCTAACGCTGCTGCTCAAAGCCATGCCTCTCGGTACGTAACGACAGCGTCTGCCGTAGTGCTACCCTCAATGACAACTGTTCCCGGATGGACCAGGAAGTCACCGCTGGTGACCACGTGGCTAATCCTGCAGTTGGTCTGTGACATAGTGTCTGTGTCAATGGATATCGCTCCAGCATCAATGGCTACGGCAACAACCGTGCTCGTAAGAAGGCCGCTTGTCCATGAGAACGTCACGGTATCACCAGCCGCGCAGCTGGCCTTTGTCAGCACTGGATACACCGGAGCCGAGCCCCTGTGCTCTCCAGCGCCAGACTTTGTAGTGGTCAGGAACTTCTTAGGATTGGGAGCAATAAACCTGATCTGAGCAGGCTGAGCGAAGCCTTCGCTTGCCTTGCCTACGGAGGTGCGCCTGTTGACATTGTACACTGGCAAGCTCGCTGGCCGCACTAGCATGTCAAGCTCAATACCGCCAGGGAAGTCAGCGGATAGGTCCCACGTTGGCTGAAAGAACCGCAATGCCCGAACGCCGTATGTGGCGTCAAATCCTAGCGGCATCGGCTGTAGGGCTGCGGTAAGGGTGTCAATGTTGTCCCAGAAGTCCCCAATGGTCTCTCCGTATACGGACACCACCATCTCAACCCCACGGGCTCCTAGGTACGCCTCCGTGACGGTTGAACCGTCTCGTAGCGCGGCCTTGTCAATGAACCCTTGCGCAGGAACAGCTGCATAATTAGCAGACTCAACCTTAAACCCTGAGAGAGGAGCGGACCCAACTCGAGTACCGGCCAAGGAGTTCAGGTCAAGAAACGTTGTTGTGCCAGTCTGAATCCGAATAGGACGGTTGAAATCCATTAGGAAACTCTCCTGATTCTCCTGATTCTAGCAAGCAGACGCTCGTAGCGCTGTCGTGCAATTGTGTAGTTCTGGTTAATCATTGGCACCGATACGTCAGTAGCTCCAGAGTTAACCTGCCACTGCTGGAACATGGTGCGGTCTGCCATCAGCTTGAAGAACGCTTCAGCTTGGATGTGGTAGCGTAGCGCCTCTTCGGCCTGTGCGTCAAGGGTATCCACGGTCCAGTCACCGTAGCCGATAAGTCGCAGGTGGCTGATCAGGTCAGACATGCCGGGCTGTAGGTAGACTGTGCCGCCATGGGCTTCCCAGCCGCTGTAGTTGCCGTACCCGTTGGCAGGCTCAAGTGGGCCAAGGGCTTCGTACCATGAGGCAATTGGGCTTACGTTGTTGTCAATCTTGTAGGCAAGGGCGTCAATTCGAATGACCGTCTCCATGCCTTCTGGTAGTGCAATGCTTGTGTGGTGAGAGCTTGAGTATACCTGTGGGACTGCAACGGTAGACGCAACCTCTCTCGGGTATGCCCGGGAGATGTCAACAAGAGCAAGGTTAACCAGGTCAATAAGTTCCTGGTTGCTCCATGTTCGGTCTACGCCGTCAGACGTCCCAGTGTCGCGCAAATCGCGACGTACCTTCTGAAGAAGCGTATCAATTGCTGCCATTTATCTCCTGTCGGGGAACCCCCCAGCTAGCCATAAACCAGCTGGGGGGTGTTCCACCATTAGCTCTGATTACAGAGCGGTTGCTCGCGTCTCAAGACGCAGGTATCGCGTGATACCAGTGTTGGTCTGCGGAACGATCTTCGTAACGAAGCCGTCCGAGACTGCCGTGCTGGAGATCGTGCCGTCGTGCGTCACCGTGAAGGTGAGCGTCGTGTCGGTACGAGCAGTTACGGTCCAGCTGCCGTTAACGTTGGCGTGGACACCAATGACATTGATCTTCTCACCAACAAACATACCGTGGTTTGCGCTGGTGGTAATGACCGCCGCCGTGGTGGTCTTTGCAACGTTTGACACAACAGCTGCCTTATCGGAGCCGTTGTAGTCGCTCTTGTCAGCCTCGCCGACAATCATCGCACCGAAGCGAACCTTGTAACCAAGGAGCGCTCGCTGCGAGAGTGGGTCGGAGTGGTCGCCACCAGGGGCAACAAAGTACGTCTGCATCGTCTGTGAGTCGCCGACGACGAATGCGTCAGGACCGAAGAAGAGTGCCGAGTACACTGCCGTACCGCTGACGTCAAAGGTCTTGGCCTCAGGCGAAACGAGGAAGCGTACGCCAGAATAGGCGCCGATTTCACCGTTAAGGAGGTCCAAGGACTGAGTGTACTTCGTGGCTTCAAGGAAACCATGATTCGAAGTATCCGTCAACAGGTCGAACTGCTGGTTAGGGTGAATGATGCAACGGTAGTATCCGTCAGCATAAGGAGGGATGTTGGCCGTCTTAAGACGAGCAACAGCCTTCTTAACTTCAAGACCGTTGAGCTTGTAGCTCTGGCGAGCAACACCGTCGGCGATGTCCGAAAGGGTTGCGCCAGCAAGGCCGGCTCGGGTAGTGATGGCGCTGTCGCCAGACGACTGACCCTGAGCGTAGTGTACACGGGCCGTACCCGCGTTCATGACGTCACGGACGATGCGATCCATCGACTGTGCCGCTGCGAACGAGATGCGCTCGGAAGCGATGGACACCAAGTCATGCGGCGAGTCCTGCTGGACAATGTCGCTGAGGCTGGTGTACGCACCGTACTGCTTTACCGAGAAGTACTCAGTGCGAACACTGAGGTTGACCACTGGGTCAGGCGTCACGCCTTCCGACAGTTCAGTCAACGAGTGGCTGATGTCTGGATAGCGTACGTAACGAATTCGATCGGTGCCCTTGATAAAGGTTCCCGGCATATAATTGCTCGGAAGGGCGTGAACCATGCGATTTCGGAGTTCTACCTGAACACTCTGCGACACAAGCTCCTGAACGAGCTTCTGAAACGCATTGGACTCAGTCCCGTTAAAGGACTTGAGGTTGTTCAGAGCAGGACCCGAAAGGGTTGATGTAGTAGCCATTTAGCTACCTCCTCTACTCTGCAAAGGGGTTGCCAAGGGCGCGAATTGCGTCCTTGATGTCCTCTGTCTTCATTGGTTTATCTGTTGCGACGTTACGCTTTGGAGCGTTAGCGTCGTTAATTTCTCCGGCGGCCTCGCCACCAATGTGCGACTTAACGAAGTTCTCAAACTCCGCAGCACGCTCTGCCTCAGAGAGGTTACGCACCTTCTCCTGGAAATTGTAGTACTGAGGGAAGCTGGCTTTCAGCTTCTCCGACTCGTACCGCGTCTCCGTGTTCTTGAGCTCGTCTTCGAGCTGCTTGATCTTGCGTGCTGCCTTCTCAAACTCCGACAGGGAGGCTTCCTCTTGGAGGGCCTTCCACTGTGCGAGCTCTTCGTACTTGAACTTAAACTCCTCTGCTGCCTTTTGGGCTGCAGTTAGAGCTTGGTCCTTTCCTGAGAGACGACGCTTCCAAGTGGCGACATCATCCTCCGCCTCAGTGGCTGCTGGAGGATTTACACCCTCTGGCTGCGACTCAAGCGGATTCTCCGCCGCGACTTCAAGGTCTGCCATCTCTGGCTCCTTTCTTATATATCCCCAGGTCAGTATTTCTGACCTGTGTTATTTCCTAAATGTACCTACGTCTGTGTTAAACTTATCTGTGAGCAAGTCCGCAGCCCCACCAAGGACCTCGGCACCGGACTTAGCCGCAAGCTGGGCAAACCCTCCTAGTCCAGTCCTGGCCACCCAGTCAGTGGACTCTCCAAGAAGATCTGTTGCCTTGTATTGGTCATACCCTTGGCGTGAGATTGTTGACACTGCAGAACGGAACCAGTGCGGGGTGACGACCGTCATGTCCGTAGGAACCGCAGGGATTAGCTGCGTCAGAAGGAACTGCCAGTCTGGCTTCTCTTCTGTCGTCTCCCAGCCAGGAGGAAGGTCGTTGTAAGAAATGTAATCTGCCATTTTCCTGTATGCGACGTACCCAGCTCCTGGCGCGGTTACACCAAAAGGCTTGTGGAACATGAAGCGCGCAAGCTCCGGAAGGGCCTTGCCAAACATGTAGGAGAAGGGGTAAAGGCCAAGGAACGGGTGGTTGATGCTGCGCTCAAACCAAGACCTGTTTGTCTTAAAGTAGTTTACTGCGTTCATCTCTTGTACTGACTTTGCGTATGACCACTTAACAGCCTCAAACATAGCCTGCTCACCAGCGTGATCTTTAAGCAAGTTGCTCGTTGTGTCGGTAAGAATGTCTTGGGTTGATCGAATAGCCGCCCCGCGCTCCCCAGCAAAGTTTGCGTAGCGCTTGACTGTTTCACGAATAGTCTCACGCGCTCCTGCGCCGAGAGTTGAAAGGTCACCGGCGTCAAGTCGGATCTGCTCAATAAGGTTGCCCATGGTGGCAAACTTGGCTCCGTACTTTCTAGCGTTTCCAATAGCCTCAATGATCTTGCTTGCGTCCGGAGTTGATGAGAACCCAGGGATGTAGGCGTCCATAAGCTCGCTTACAATAGCCTTGTGCACATCCGCCAGCTGTAGCTGCGAAGTAAGGCCTCGCATCTCAACTCCGAATGCCTTTAGGGCACTATCATACTCTTTCCGGAGGAACTGTAGGTTCGGACCGACCCTATTGAGCTCAAGCGCATACCTCTGGGCCACGTTGTCTAGCTGGTCAAGGGCTGTTCTGGCGCTAGATACGTCGTACCCTGCGTCCTGAGCCGCGTTAATGAACTTCGCCCGGAAGGTGCTCGTAATGATCCTTGGTCGGGCTCCGCCCTGGATAAGGGCACCGAACTTGTCGGCGGTATGCATTGGTAGCACATCGTTAATGTCTTGAATAATTGTAGCCAGCTGGGATGCCGATGGGTTTACCGCAAACCCAAACCCTGGAGCCTTCATAGTGTTTACTGCGGCTCCACCAAACTTGGCATTCTGCATTTTCTTGTAGTCCGTAGTCCACCCAGCAAGCTGGTCAAATGCGTCAGGGCCGTACTTAGAGTGAAGGGCAGCGTATTCGTGAGGCATATTCTCTTGCACAAACCTTTGGAACTTTGGGGCCAGGTCTGCGGCAGCCATAAGGTCTCTATACTGCTCTTTAAAGTCTGAGGTAAAGTCCCAACCCTTTGCAAGAATGCCGTTTTCTCCAAGAATAGTATCGCCAACTCCCTTACCAGTAAGTCCAGCCTTTAGACCCGCGTCAGCTGATCCTCGTGTCCTTGCACTATACGTAAAGAACGCCTGCTCATGGATTTGCATTGCCTGGGAGGATGCGCGCTCTCCGTACATCTGCCTCAAATCTCGTGCGTCAAGTCCGGCTGCCTTAAGCCTAGCCTCCATGTCTGCTCTGTTCATTCCTCGCAGCTCTGCGTAGAATGGAGACTCAATCAACTCTTGAGCAAAGAACATTGGGTTTACTTTGTACTTGAGTGTAGGATACAGGTTTTCTGAAATCTGCGTCAAGAACTTTCCGATGCCAGGAGCAGTCTTCATGCTGCCGCTGATCCATTGAGAATAGCCTGAGATGTCGTACTCTCCCTTAAAGGCCTTGATAACGTCTCCTTGCAAGTCTGGGGTGCGGATTCCAGCCTTCTGAAGGGCCTGAACTCGTTCCGCAAACGCCTCCCTAACGGAAGGTGCGCCACTTCTTTCTTGCAAAATACCGCCCATAATGTCCTCAAGGGTGTCTTTATCAAGACCCCTAGTTCCAATGCGCTTCTCAACCGCCCTAGTTGTGATCCTCCGGTTAAACTCGTCAATCTCGTCAACGGTAAATCTATTTCTAAGAGTTAGCTGCAACCTTTGCACGGCAGATGAGGATACGAGAGACTGTGGCAGAGGTGCCATCATGGACTGAATTGCCCCCCTAATACCGCCAACCTTGTACGACTGCCTGTTGGAAAAATCTGGAAGACCATCAACAAACTCTGAGGTGATATCAATAAATGGTCTATCAATTGTCGCAACCTCGGGAACTGCAAGTCCCTGCCTCTCAACAGTGGCAATAAGTCTAGGCTCTCGAATAACGTTGTCCGCTGGGGCAATCCCTAGCTCGTAGCCGTCCCTTCTTGCCGCCGCAATAATTCCGTCAATCTCATCTGAACTCCCGGTTAAGGCCTTCCAAGCAGACCTAATTGCCGCTAGCTCCTTAGGAGTAGCCCTAGCCGTAGTTGAGCTAGATGTCTTTGCAGCAGTAAGGAAGTCTTTTACCTGCTGTGCGGATACAGTCCCTGACGATAGCTGGTATCCTGGCTGATGCGCGGCGACGTCTTCAAACGCCGCTGCGGCCTGGGTTGCCCAAACTTTCTTAGTCTCAGCAGCCGCCGATGCTGGGTTCCCAGCCCTGGCCTTATTAAGTTGCGCAATAACTGCCTGAGGGACGTCTGGGTACTGGCTGGCGACTAGTCCCCCCTCTTGACCAAGATTGTCAAACATAGCAAGCCATTGCTCAACCTTGGTGTCAATTAAGCTGGTTGACTTCACAAACGTTGGCCTGGCATAAGCAGCTGGGTCCCCAAGCTCTTTAAGTACTGGAACTATCTGCTCCAACTCCCTAACAGTGATGGGCTTACCGAGAGCCTTGCTGATATCCTTTGCGTAACCGTCTTTTTCGCGGAGCGTCGCCTTCTCAAAGAGTGACGCTACGTGGAGTACGCGCCTTACGTTCCCCATCCTGTTGATGTTGAAGCCATACGACGTTGACCGGGCAAAGGCAAACTTCTGCGAAAGCTGCCGTGAAATGTTAGCAGCTGACGACAATTGACCCGCCTCGTCAAAGTATTTTCCGCCTACTACCAAGCCCTCATCGGTTAGCCTTGCGCCACCGAAGAATTCCTCAAGAATAATACCAATTTGGGCTGGTGTTGCCTCTATTCTCCCTGCAGACCTAGCAACATCGTCAGAGGAGGCGTTGGCAAGATCATTGGCAAGCCTCTCTGCGTACATTAAGGCACGCTTAGAGGCGGCCCTAGAGCTAGTACCTGGAGTAGGGCCGGCAATTCCCACGTACTCTGCCTCTTTCCTAACCTCCAAGGCGATCTCGTCAAGAAGACCGTTGTCAATCATGTCCATGTTTGTAGATGCTGCCCTAACTGCATCCTGAACTGGGTCATAACCAACTAGCTCCGTGTCCATTCGGGACTGCAAAAGCCTATTTCGTAGACGATTCTTTGCAGCCTGCTTGGTCGTTGTTTCGTCAACAATACGCAAGCCGCTTCCTGGGTCCGTTCTTGGTCCGTAACCAGGAGAAGCGTCCTGCATAAATGCAATGATTTCTTCTCGGCTCATGCCGTACTTAACTTCAAGCCCAAGTTCACCAGCGCTGTCCGCAAGTTTTGCAAGAACATAGTCAGTTGTGCCTGGGAACTTAAGAGATCCTCCGCTTGATTCGGTTAGCATATTGAACGTAGCGTCGTCAACGTTATTGTACCTAGCGTCCTTATAGTCCTGGAGCGCCTTGTTAATGTCAGCGTCAACGTTTTCTACAACGTTATCAACTGTTGCCTCAACCTCACCAATCCTAGATCGAGATACAGACTGGATTACAGAGTTTACCTTTGCGATAGCAAACCTTCGCAACCCAAGCTTTGCCACCTCCGCACCAAAGCCCCTCTCTGCTGCTTTGTGGAAATCGTCAACAGTGCTTGCGCCGTGCGCCTTAAGAAGAAGTTGACCAGACTTAAACTTAAGTCCTTCCTTTACCCCGGCTGCAACATTGCGCATTGGGCGAAAGATAGCCTTGTCAATCTCGTTATAAATAAGGTACCTGCCCCTGTTTAGGTCTGGCGGAAGGGCATCCCCAGACTTCTCAAAGGTTTGTATAGCACGAGCCTTTGCGCTTAGATCAAGGCCGCTCTCCTTTGAGATTGTCTTGGCCCCAGCCTTCCACCCCAGCTGCGCAATCTTTGTCCCGACTTTCCCGCCAAGGAAATATCCAGCAGCGCCACCAGCTACGGCGCCTACTGGACCAGCAATGCTGCCTGCGGCGATACCTGCACCCGTTGTTCCAAGCCTTCCTATTGACTTTAGCAGGTTAACTTTGCCAAGAGCAAACGGTGTCAGGTTGAGAGGGTCAAGGAGGAGCGACAGTCCCAGGTTGACTGTTCTGTCGTTTGCCAAAGACCTTCCGGTCTGTCGCATATACTGGATAACACTCTCTTCTGATGCGCCGCTATCAACCATGGCCTGGATGTCGGCAGGGAGTGTTCCGTTCGCGGTTTTAACTCGCAGCATGGCGCCAAAGTCTTGCACCATCTCTCCAGGCTTGGCAAGAATGTCAAGGAAGATTTTACCAATATTTCCTACGACGTCCCCCACGCTTCCGTCTCCAATCCTTTGGCTAGCAATAAAGCCAAGGGGGCTTGCGCCAATGACGTCTGCTCCAACCTTGATTCCTGCGCCTAGGGCCTGACCGGCCATGCCGAGACCTCGGAATGGCAGTGAGGCGGCGTAGTCTAGCGGGTTGCTAGAATCTCCCCCTTGTGAAAGAGAGTTAGGTACATCCAGCAGCCTACCAGTGTTAAGTGTCCCGTCTGACCCTACCTTAATGTTCAGCTCTCGAGAAGTAATACCATTTCCGCTTTGCGGACTAGTATCGTACGGTGGAGTTGGATCAATGATGCTACCGCCAATTTGGACCATTACAAGTTCCTCATTCTGCGCGTCGTATCAGATGGCCTCATGCTTGGGCCTCCTGGTGCTTTGCTGTTAGGAATCCCAGGCGATACCGCTGGTGCGGTGACTCCTGGACCATCTGGATTTAGGCCAGGGCCAATAATAGGAGCCCTTCCCCCAGGAGGTGGGGCAATTGGATCAACTGGAGTTAGAGATGGGGCAATGTTCCTAAAGGTATGCTCCATAAGGTCAGAGGTAGGAATAAACTTTCCAGTCTGAGTGCCTCTGACTCCGGCTGTTCCGCCCATGCCAGCCCCATTTTGAACCAGAGGAGCTGTTGGCTGTGGGTTTCCATTAATCCCAAACGAAGGATCTGTTGAGGCGAAAGCGTTAGGGTCGGGCTTAGATCCGGCAGGAGCTGGTGGAAGGTTGTCCTTGGTGTTGTCAGTACTATTTGTGTACCTGATGCCATCCTTAAAGATATTCCACGTCAAACCTCCGTCACCCTGATCCGCGCTGAGCTCAAGACCATTGAGGATCATGTTAAGAATCTTCCCTCCTGGGTCGGTAATTCCCTTGTTCTTCCTAAGCCAGTTTGATACAGCGTTTCTTGCGTCTGTACCTTGTGCCCCAGAAGTGAAGATTTCCATTCTATAATCGCTAAGAAAATCTTCTCCAAGAAGTAGCGTTCCACCAACATTAGTTACCTGTACGTCTTTTAGATTAATTCCTGCGGCCTTCATCCAGTCAGTAATAGCAGGTGTTCCAAAGAGACCAGTAGCCGTAAGTGCCCTAAGCAAATCATTTCCTGCGGTGAAATTCATAATCCCAGGTGTTGATGCGTCTGGCTCAAGCCTAAACCCAGAGAAGTCTCCAGTCGTTGCATTTGGCTGAGAAGAATACCAAGTAGTAAAGCTCTCAATTTGAGCTGAGGTAAATGCAACTGGCTTTCCCATGCCGGCAGTAAAGTCAAGAATGATTAGATCATTTGCATCGTTTCCTCCAGCGTAGTTTCCACCACCCGGCACAGGAACAAACCTAATCTTTTTTCCATTGACAAGCCCGTCTTCTCCCTTGAATGGGATCGACTGGGTGTAGTAGATGTCCCCGTTCTTCCCGGTAGAGATTACGTAGTCTTTGCTGCCTACGTTTGCGCTTGGTACGACACTGAACGTAAACTCTCCAGTCTTTGGGTTCATCTTGTAAGCCATTGCTCTGGTTGGGTTGCCGTTTGGATCTACTGTGTCAGTAATTGATTTTGGGATATATGTTGACTCAATATAAAGTCTAAGGATATCTCCGGTGGTCACGCTTCCGGCTCCGCCAAGAGCGTTGTCCAGAGCTGACATGGTACCTGCAATCCCTAGGTTGTATAGCTCGTTTGGGATTGCTCCGCTTGTAGCAGCGTTAGGGTTATTCTTCATTACAAACAGCCACTCTCCAATTCCGTTTGCAATATCTGTCTTGTCCATTCCGGCGGTAGCTCCGTTTGCGGAAAGAAAATCTACGAGATCTCCAATGGTCTTAATTGCAGGATTACCTGGGACAAGACCCTCAATGTAGCCTGACCCATATTGGTTTACTTGAGCAATCGTGGAGCTATCCGTTACGTTGGATTCAAACCCGGCCCCGGCAACGCTTCCTACTAGCTGGTTTAGGGCGTCCCTAGTTGCTCCTGGCTCACCTGAGAATTGAACACCAATGCTACCTCCCACCTTTGCGTATTCCCCGTTGAATGAGGTGACGTAGGGGCGCGTTGACGCCGCGAATGCGCCGTTTGTATACTTAGTTGAAACTTCGTCGGCAAACGTAATCCACTTGCCAATATCGGCGCCATAGCCTTGACTCTTTAGCTCTTCAAGTTGGGTTGAAAGGTCCCCAAAGATGCCTGCGATGGAGCGCATTTCCTCAACGGACAATCCGTTTGCGCTTGCGCCAGCGTCAAACATAGCTGAGTAGTCCATGCCGGATGACTGGACGATGTTGGAGAACCTAGTGAGCCAATCGTCACCATTACCCTTGCCAAAGTCTTTGGAGAGAGACTCAACAACGTCTGTTGAAGAGACGTAGTTGCCAAGGATTGGCTTAACCAACCTCTGAATGGCTGACGCCATGGCGTCAGTCTCGTCTCGCATTCCATTCTCAATGGCCTCCCCTCGTGCGTTCTCTGCGTCGGTCTTTGCCCTTGAGATGGCCGAGGCACGTGCCTGAACGATGTCCCGGTACGTTTGGCTTGTCGCCGTAAGTCCGTTGGCTCGGGCTCGAACAAGTTCGGCATCGTAGAATTTGACAAGCTGGTTGGCCGTATACTTCTTCTCGTTAAACCCGTTCACCATATTCTCGGCAGCGTAATTGTAAGAAACGGTATAGAGCTTGCTCTTTAGTCGCTCCCTGTCAGATACGGTCATGCCCTCGTCCCCAAGGATGGTATTCATCCACTTCTCGTACGCTGCACCATCAATCTTAGCGGACCCAGAACCACCAATAAGTGAAAGGTCAATGGAGTTACCAGCCTTGTAGGCATTGTCCAGGACAGTCTCAATGTCTCGAAGGGACTGAATCCGGAACTCTTCAGCCTGGGTTCGGAATCTCTCCGCCCCAGTTGAGTCGCCAACGGCGTCGGCAGCGGAGGCCTGAGCCTTGTACCAGTCAACCAGTGTTGCCGCCGTTGCTGGACGAGTCGTACCGTCAGAGGTAAACAACCCAGCTGCGCTTCCGGACATCATATTGTTCTTGTATGCCGTCAACATCGTGGTCTCTTGATTGTTGCGCTCTTCCTTTAGCAGAGAATAGACAAGCGACGACAGGTTCTGTGAACCCGATGCCGAACGTCCGAACCTACCTCGTCGTGCCATTGTAGTCCTCCGTTATCTTGCTAGGCGATTGATGGTTTTGTTTTGTCGTAGAGCCGCAATCTGCGCCCCTAGGTCACCCGGTTGGCCAACTCCAGCTTGTGGGTCAGCGCCTGGCTGGGCGTTCTCTGGAAGCATTTCCGGAGGAACTTCACCCATCTCTCCGCCATTCATCATCTCGGTGCCCTGAGACTGTCCTACCTGACGGAAGGCATTCTCAGCAGAGGCCTGCTGCGCCTGTAGTTGCTGCTGGATTCCAGGAGGGACTCCTTGGCCGCCCATAGCCTGAGGGTCTCCTTGCGGTTGCTGTGGCTGTTGCTGCTGCATCATAGCCTGCTGCTGCTGCATTGCCATCTGCTGCTGCTGAAGCTGCTGGAACATCATCATGAGCTGACCCATTGTGAGAACTGCAGCTGGGTTGAGGGTTGCGTCGGTCTGCTCGTCGCGGATGATCTCCTTCTCGCCTTCTGGGTCCTCCACGCCAACTCGGTCCATTGCGCGCTCTGCGCTCCAGATGCGACCCTGAACAAGGTTGAGTGCAGTCTGGGCAAGCTCAAGCGTGTCTCGTGGGGTAAGCTCAGGAGGGGTAATCTCTAGTCGATACTCGCCACCGATGATCTCGCTGATGGCCTTATCCTTGGCCTCCCACATTCGGGCGGACATCTCCCAGACCTTCTTCATCCAGGAGTAGAGTAGCTTCCGCTTAGGGGCGATGCGCTGTTCGTAGTTGGCAACGAGAGAAGCGATTGCTCGGCTTGAGCCAAGAACGCTTGACGGAGCCAGCCCAAGGAGCAGGTCGTTGAGTCCTGTGACTACCGCAATTTCGCGGTCGATGCGCTTGTTGTAATCTTCAACCTGGAACTGAGGAATGAATGGCGTAATGGCACGCAACTCATTGCCAGGTCCTGGCGTAGCAACGCGGCCCGGCTTAGGGATTGCGTTGGCTGGAACTTCGTCTGGGGCGTCGCCTCCAACGAGCTGCCACATCTGGCCACCGACAACAGACTGAATCATCTGCGCCTGCGCCGTGATGCGCTCGTCCTTCTCACGGAGAAGCTGCTCAACGTCAAAGAGTTCCGACTTGCCGTATGGGCTGCCAGGGATCATGCTGTTGCGCAACGTGACGTATGGCAGGACACCAGCTAGCTCTGGGTGCTTGGATACCTTAACAATCGTGTTGCCCACAATAAGCGCGTTGCACACGAGTGGTGGCTTGCCCGGCTTGGTAGGGTGCTTGTACCAGTAGTCAAGCAC